GCGGGGCTTGACCGGTGTGTGGTCTAGTGCTATGCTGGACCCATGATCACGAGACGAGAGATCCTTGCAACCATCAACGCGACCACGAGGGAGACCGGCTACGAGCGTGTCCTGGCCGGTGACCTCCTGGCCGCCATCCAGACAGACGACGTCGCTGCACTCGGGGATGCCCTGCGCGACCTGGCACGTGTGGCCCTGACCTCCTGGACATTCACGCTAGCTGTCCACGACATCTGTGGCCTGATGATCAAGCGCCACACCGTAGGGGCCAAGGCAGCCTGGTCCCGCGTCCCTGGGTGGGCTCGCCACCACAGGGCGCACCCGCTGGCCACGCTAGCCCTGGTGTGCTACCTGGTGCGCGAGGGCAGGTTTGATCGTGAGGGGGTGGAGGGCCTACTGGTGCGCTCTGGTTGGTGGTCCTGACCTAGAACACCCCTGGCCCTGCCTGAGGTGCCCTCAGACGGCCTCAGACGGCCTCAGACGGCCTCAAAGGGCCTGGGGGGTATCCTAGGTAGGGTCAGGTGCTGCTAGGCCCTCAGAATCCAAATAACTGCAACGTAACAACTCGATAACAACCTCTGATCTGGGTTGCATAGACCGGGCAGAGGTGTTAAGCTTGAGCCATCAAGTCACAGATAGGACCAAACAGATGATCGCGTACAGGATCCAGGACAGGAAGCGCGGGGTTGAGTACCTACTCAACCCTGAGACCCAGTACAGCTGGCCCATGGACTATGACGAGTCGAAGATCAGGCATGGTGTGAGCGGCTGCGAGACCATCGAGGAGCTGGCTGCATACTGGGCCACACAAGCAGTAGACGTCACTGACCCAGTGCTTGTGCGTGTGGAGGGCCCTCAGTCAGAGGACACCCCCCTCGACGAGGAGTTCGGTGAGGTCCTGGTGCTGCCTGAGACCGCTGAGGTCATCGAGGACAGCCCTGTGTTTGAGCTGATCGGATACCTGGTTGATTGCCTCGACGAGGACTACACTCTGACGTATGATAAGCTTGTTGAAAAGGCTGAGGCATGGCTCGAGAATAATCGCTGAAACTACCCCTAAATGGGGTTGATATAGCCCTAATAATGTGCTAAGATAAGTCACACCCAAACAACCAGAAAGGCCCAAAAATGAATGTTTCATGGCAAGATATCCACACCACATTGTTTATGACCACACAATTCGAGCCTGATTTGGCCGGATTAACCGGCGCTCTAACGGCCGCGTTAAGGTCAGAGGACCCTGATGAGCTCAGGGACGCTCTGGAGTGGTGGGTAGCTATTGCTCACTCGCCGTGGACATTCGCTATTGGGGTGTCAGCTGAGGCAGGCCAGCTATGTAAGAAGCTTACTATTGGCAGTAAGGCGGCATGGGGAAGTGTATTGTCCCGTGTGCGCAGCTACGGTAAGGGCCTAGAGGGTATTGCTAAGGCTATGAGGTGTGAGCCCGCTCTGTTCGCTATTGCGTATCTCACTGCACGCATGCGTGATGACCTGATTGACCCGTCAGAGGTCGAGTTGATCCTGCATGAGTCAGGGTGGGTTAACTAAGGTTAACAGTTTCGGATCAGGGGTTGCATAGGCCCACAGAGTGTACTAAGCTGAATACATCGAAACAACGAGAAAGGTTCAAGACAATGCTTAAGTTCATCGCCTACATGGCCGGTATCATCGCTGCTATTGCTGCTGCTCTCGGGCTGGGGGTGTTGATCACCTGGATGATCTTCTACGGTCTGTGGTACGTGGCCCTCATCCTGATGGCTATCGTCGGTGTGTGGTTGGGGTTCAAATATGAGGCTAAGTATGGCAACAAGGACGAGTTCGGTGATTGGAGTGAATTCTGATGTATGAATTCGGGGATATTCAACGCATGGTACAGAACATCAAACCTGAGCGGGGCTGTATGTCATCTGTGGTCTTCTCAAACCCAGATGGTGTCTGGTGTGTGCCGGGTAAGTACTACCCTGAGCCATACGGAGCGTATATCCACCCCGTTATGCGTCTCCTTAATGAGATTGGGGGGTCACGCCCGGGCATTGCGTACGTAATTGACAACGTTTGCATCACTTGTGAAGCTATTCTGAAGACTTTCCCGCAGTTCGACAAGGTTATTGTCAGGAGCTATAATGATCAATGAGATTGAGCTAGCCTATGAGATTGCACAGCAATCCTCCCACCCTGAATGCAAGGTAGGTTGCCATTTCGTAAACACCTCTGGGGATTACCGGGTATCCACGCATAACGTAGAGCTAGGTGTTAAATTACACGACGTTGCACCTAACGGGCAGTGCCTCGAGTACATCCACGCGGAGGTGTGGGCTTCTCAACAGCTTATGGAGCTGCCCTACCGTCTTAGGGAGGGTCATATAGCTATGACCTATGAGCCTTGTGCACCTTGCGCTAGAGCGCTGCTTCTGGCGGGGTTCAGGGGGTCTTTGGAGTATGACAGACCATGGCTTGATCCAGCACTGAAAAAGCCTAATTGGCGAGACCACAAACAGGGTATAACCGTTCTGTCTAATGCTGGTGTTGAGGTCATTAGATCTCGTCCCGAGTACGGTGCAAGGCACTATAATGACCTTAATTTCGGTGACTGGTATCCACAATGCATGGAAGTGCTTAATTGGGGCGAAATCAGGTATAGGGACATTAATAAAAAGGCCTGTATGTTTATTCTTGAGGCCTTCCATAAATACCTCGGAATGGGCTATAATGTAAGTCCAGATGTCTCTTATGGGGTGACTAATTACACCCTGTCTAAGAATTTCAATAAGGCGGTTAAAGACTTTACCTATTGGGCTAACTATGGTAGCTCATGGGTTAAGGAACCGGGTTACGTAATTGTCAGGTGTATAGCGGAGGCTTATCGCCGTGCTGTGTGAATATGATCACTACATATACACCCTGTCTAGACAAGCTGCTGAGCTAGTCACAGAGGGTCAGGATCACCCCTACTGGTGCTATGGGTCATGGAGTGTGGTCTACACCCACGCACCTCTGTCCCAGACTCGTAGGGTGTCTGTGGACATGGCCCAGCGCGAGCTGCACTGGATGATCAGTGGGTCAGGGGCCACACAGCACGACAGGTGTGCTAGAATCACCCCCGACGTGGAGCGCATGTGGTCCCCGTGGGCCACAGACGCGCTTGGGCCTATGTATGGAGTCCAGTGGCGCTACGGGGGCCCTGACGGGGCCTATGACGCCGTACAGGACGTTGTGGATAGACTTGTAGCCAACCCCACAACCAAGAGGGCGGTGTGGACTGCCTGGCAGGGTTACGAGATAGGGTCTATGCGTATACCACCGTGCCCTGTGGTGTGGGCGTTCAATGTGGTTGGGGGAAGGGTCAACCTCGACATATTCGCCCGGTCTACAGATGTCGTGTGTGGCCTTCCCTATGACACCCTTGAGGGGTGGATGTTAATCCACCTCATGGCTAACACTCTCAGGACGCATGGGCATGCTGTGACCCCGGGTCATCTGAGGTTCACTACGGCTAATGCTCACGTGTATTGCCAGAATCTTGATGTTTGGCATAAGATGTTGATGCCTGCTAGGGTAGAGAAGGAGGTCGAGTTTATACCAACTAATCAAGGTGTGCTAGAATTCAAAGGTAAGGGGTTTAAGGCGGTCAATTATAAGGCGCCTATTTATTCAGCGAAAGTGGTGGTAGTTTAATGTTGAAGTTGTTCTTTGTTGGGGCCCAGTGGTGCTCGCAGTGCCCACAGGCTAAGGCCAATTTTGAAAGGGCTATGCAAAAGTTCCCTTACCTTGGTTGGGAGTATGTTGATGTTGAGGTCAATCCTGACCTAGGGCGTAAATTCAATATTATGTCCGTGCCCACGGTGATAGCCTTGCACGAGGGTGTGGAGGTTGCTAGGATGGGTACGGGGACCACACTCCAGTACCGTAGGATGATTGAAGGAGCAGTTAACTAATGTTTGAGCCAGTCACTAAGCCTCGAGACTATCAGCTGGCCGCGGTTAAGTGGCTGGCTAAAAAAGAGCACGGCATGCTCCTTATGGACACACGTACGGGTAAGACTAAGACAACCATCGACTGGCTGTCATGGCTTATGCACAATCGTGATGTTAGGTACATTGTTGTGGTCTGCCCTAAGATTGCTATTGACGTGTGGGTCAGGGAACTCCAGCAGCATTACTGGGGGCCTGAGGCGGACATTGTCTACGATGGGGCATATGAGGCCTCGGCACTGCCTAAGATAGTGCTCATCAACTATGACAAATTCTCCAGGGGGTACCCTAAGGGTCTGTTTAATGGTGCTGAATACCATGCCTCAGCTATCGTCCTGGATGAGTCACACCTTATCAAGACACCTGCCAGCAAGAGGTCTAGGCGTATTGTGGGTATGGCCAAATCGGCTAGGTACAGGGTATGTCTTACCGCAACACCTGTAGGCAAGCGGAATATGGTGGGTGAGATTTACCCCCAGCTAGTGTTCTCTGACCCATCTATTAGGGAAGAATTCCCCTCTGCTAAGTCGTTTAGGGAGTATTTTGGTGAATGGTCTAATTTTGGGGGGTTCCCTAAGTATTTAGGGCCTAGAAATACTGAGGAATACCAGGCACTTATTAAAGCACACTCCATAAGTATTAGCCGTGAGGACGCCATTGGCACTAAGGCTATTGATGAAGAGGTTGTGCCTGTATTCCTAGACGAGTCCCGTAAGGCCATCTACCAGGCTATGGTGAGGGATGAGTTAGACGTCCTGGAGTCTCAGGGCGAGACAGGAGCTGATAGCGTACTAGCACTGTTCTCTAAGTGCAGGCGTCTCGCTGAGGGACTCTCTACAGGTGAGGGCAGGCTAGTGTATAGTGGACATAAGCTTGTGGCCCTTGATGCCCTGAGGGAGGCCTACAGGGGCCGTATAGTAGTAGCTAGTGAACTACTGGACTCCCTCACAGCTATAGAGCGTCACTTAGACCGCACGTACAGGCTGGACGGTAAGGTAAATGGTAAGACTGCCGTGCTGGACGCCTGGAAGGCTTCAGATGACGGTGTGCTGGTAGTAAACCCACAGGTGGCTGCGACTGCTGTGGACATGCGCGAGGCCGAAGTGCTGGTGTGGTACGGGCTGCCTACCTCGGCGTTGACCTACCGTCAGATGTCTGATAGAGTAGCCTTAGCGGCTGATCCGAAGGTCATCGTGCTGGTGACTCAGGACACTGTAGAGGACTCCCTGTGGGCCTCCCTACAGGAGGCCACAGAGTTCCGCAAAGCTATAATGAACAACACTCGTGACTATCTTCTAGGAGAGACTTATGCTAGTGAATCCATCTGACCGCTTGGTGATCGCAGCCACACCCGGTGTGGACCCCACGATCTTCGCACGAGGGCTTGGGTACGCCCCCAGTGAGCTCGCTGTGGACCCACACAACAGTCACGGGGTCATGACCCGCTCGTGGGTGGATGGCGATATCCACGACTACACGGGAATTAGTTCGGGTATCCGGGAGGCAGCTAAGCCTAACGTGCCCCGAGCTAAGGGATTCAACTTGGCAGTCGTGGCCTTCAACCTCGATGACCTCTTCTCGGACTGGGGTAAGCAGCTCTGGGCCGGTGCAGACACTGGTTATTCATGGCCCGAGTTCCTAGTGCTGAGTATCGGATACCGGTCATGGGTGACTGATTGTAGTAGGACGGCCAGATGGAAATTGAATAAGTTCCGCACCGCCACGACTTTCACTATTGGCGAGGGTAAGATAGAGTATAAGGCGACCACAGACGTCCGTACCGCGCATAAGCTAGCTAAAGAACTCACCAAATGTTATTTCTAGACATAGAAACTACTGGGCTTAATCCACGTGCTAAGGACGCCTCCGTGCTTATGGTGGGTATCCTCGGGGATAAGCCTGAGGATGAGCCCCGGGTTTTCCACATGGCCTCCAAACACCCCGAGACATGGCAAGACAGGCTTAGGAGACTGTGTGGAAAACTACCCCCGGTGGTGGGCCACAACATTAAATTCGACATAGTGTACGCTAAGCGTTTCGGTGCTCGCATCGAGGCAGCAGGGGACACTATGCTGGGTGCCCATATGGTCGACGAGAACCGGTCTCTAGGGCTTAAGTCCTTGATGGCTGACTTTATGGGCGGTGACTGGTCTTATGCAGGTGTGTGGGATGATTCTGATCCGGAGGCTATGGCCGCATATCTGAAAAAGGACCTCCTGGCCACACGTGAGCTTTATCGAATTAACAAAGGTAAACTCACCCCTAACCAGAAAAAGCTCCTTCGTAAGGTTGTGGTCCCGGCTATCAGTATGCTAGCTGAGACTGAGGATTATGGCATACCTATTAGCCGGGATAAGCTCGAGATAGCTAGCCATAAATACACCTCTGAATTGGCTGAAATTGATGCCCAGTTGGACTCTGAAATACCCTCAGAAATACCCGAAGGTATGCAAGTTAAATGGGGTACTACTAACTTTCAGCGGTGGTTCCTGTACGATTATCTGGGTATCCCCAAAAAGGAGGTCGGAAAGCCTACTAAAGCATTCCCTAATGGTGCTCCAAGCTTGTCTAAAAAGGCACTCGCTTATATGGATCACCCTATTGCTAAAACACTATTAGAAAGGTCACGATTAAAGAAGAATATAGACGGGTTTATTACACCATATAAAGAGCAAATAGACGATAAAGGACGTCTATATACTTCATTTAAGTTGCACGGCACAGTCACGGGTAGGTTATCATCAGGCAAAGTGTGCGACGGAGTCGGAGTGAACCTCCAGCAAGTTCCGAAAGACCCCTACATAAGGGGTCTGGTAGCTGCTCCTGAGGGGTATAAGATCATCGAGGCTGATTACAGCCAGCTGGAGCTGCGTGTAGCCGCTGTGGTCTCGCGTGACAAGAACATGCTCGAGCTGTACAGACAGGGAGGGGACATCCACTCACAGACCACACGTGCTATCGGTCTTGACCCAGACAATAGCTTCGACCGTAGGAAAGCAAAGATTGTCAACTTCGGCTTCCTGTATGGGATGAGTGCTAAGAGTTTTGTCCAATTCGCTAAGGTAAGCTACGGAACAGACATTACCCTGGATGAGGCTGAGCAGTTCCGGGAGGACTTCTTCCGGCACTGGTCTGGCCTTAGGCCCTGGCACGCCAGGGCTAAGGCTCGAGCTCACAAGCTGGGGTACTCCAGCACGATGTTTGGCCGGCGTAGGCACCTGCCAGGTCTGTACAGCAGTGATGAGTATGAGGTAGCAGCGGCTGAGAGACAGGCTGTCAACAGTCAGGTGCAGGGCACGGGTAGTGACGCCATGCTGAGAGCCGCTGTGCAGGTGTGGTCCAGGCTAGAGGGAGATAGCCACATACTAGGCCTGGTGCATGACGCTGTGCTGGTACTGGTCCCTGAGGACCTAGCCGAGACCACAGCGGCCATGATTAAGGAGACCATGGAGGAGCCCCTGCCCCACTTCGACTGCCCTCTGGTGGCTGACGTCGAAATAGGAAATTGCTGGGGACCAGACATTGATGTATAGTAGGAGTCATGCAGATAACGACTAGCCTGATCAAGTCCTGGCTGAACTGCCCTCTAGAGGCCTACTATGACCTCCAGGGTATAACAGCTAAGCCTCACCCTGGTACGGCCCTTGACAGGGGCACATACCTACACGCGTGGCTCGAGACAGGTACCCCTCCTGAGCGTCCGGCGGACCTTATGGAGGAAGAGCATCAGATCTACGATGACCTCGATCGTGTGTACCGTGCCTACGAGTACAGGTACCGTGATGAGCCCCTCAACGTCCTGGCGTGTGAGCTGGACCTGTCAAGAGGTATCCCAGGATGTAACCACACCTACCGAGGTAAGGTAGACAAGGTAATTGAGCTTGGAGGGCGTCTCTGGGTTCTAGACCACAAAACACATCAGACCCTCCCTACAGCCGAGTACCGGCAGCTGGATATCCAGTCGCACGCGTACCTCTGGTTGTTGGAAGGCAACAAGAAGAGGCTTGGGTGGGACCTCCCCCTTGGGGGTATGATCTGGGACTACATCCAGCCACAGCGCGTGGTGTGGCCACAGCTGACCAGGACTGGTAAACTTAAGATCACAAAGGGGTCGACGGGTAGCACTTGCTACCGATCTCTGATAGACTGGGCTCATGAGCACCGTACTAAGATTACCTCAGCGGAGTGTGACGTCATCGCGAAGGAGGCTGAGTTGTTGAAGCGTCAACATTGCCCAGCTTTCACTCGTATAATGGTACCTTTCAGTAAGGAGGTGCATGCTCGCCAAATCAAGAGTATACTGAGGTGGGCCCGTCAGATTGGAGAGATAGACTGGTCCACACCGCCAGAGGATAGGAATCCGTCAGTGTGTGGTAATTCGTACCTATGCCGTATGGGAAAGCTAGCAGCGGCTAGGGTAGAATTCGGTACAGAGAGACAGTTCCTGCAATTCTACGACAAGAGAGACCCTATGGAGAGATACAAATGATCACACTAATATACGGACAGCCTAAGACGGGCAAGACGACGTTCGCAGCTACAATGCCTGGGGTCAAGATTATTGACCTCGAGGGTGGCACACGAGCAGTGCAGGCTGAGACCACACAGATAGACACGTGGGAAGCCCTCGCCAAAGAGGTTCAGGCTATCGTCGCTAAGCCTCCGCAGGCAGTAGCTCTGGACAGTGTCACTGTGGCACACGAGCTGGCCCTGAATTTCGTCTCTGGTCGCAAGCGCGGTGACCTCCTGACGGTCGCCAAGCCTGTCAGTCTCCCTCAATATGGCCAGGCCAACGAACTAATCAAATCTTTGATCCTGACTCTGCGTGGCCTTGACATCCCTGTGGTATTGACAGGGCAGGCTAAGGTGACCTATGTGGATGAGGCTGACCCTGAGGATGCCGACGTGGCCCAGACTAAGGAGGTCACACTGGCACTGCCCGGACAGGCACGACAGTTTGCACTCATGTACGCCGATGTGATAGGCTACACAGAGTCAGTTAAGAGAGACTCCAACACGGGTTACCGTATGTGGCTCAAGCCCACACAGGGTATCGTGGCAGGGTGCAGGGCAGACATTGCAGCCCGTAAGCCCTGGCTGGGGTCTCCTACTTGGGAGAGACTTGAAAGGTATCTCACTCATGATTGATTTTTCAAAGGTTGCCAGTAACGCACTCGTGCGCTTATGTGACCAGATGGATGACCTGCCCTGGCGCCTCGAGCACAAGGACCTCGCAGTGATCGACGTGCCCAACCCCATCACTGTGGCCCACCAGGTAGGCCAGTATGAGGTGCGCTACAATGACCATGTGAATCGGGATATGTTCACCATCACGGTTTGCTTCTTCACCACAACCTCAGCTACAATCGACTACATCCGATCAATTCTAAAGGAAAGGGAAACCAACAATGGCTAAACTCTCGATCGACTTCAGTAATGCCAAGGCCCCCACATACACCTCTGCTCATCAGGAGCCAGGCGTGTACAACGCTGAGATAGCTGGTGTGGAGCTGGTCAAAGCTAAGAAAGACGGCACTGACATGCTTGTCTTTGCTATTGAATGTGGCCCTGGACGCTACCCCTACTACTGCAAGATTGTCCCTAATCAGCTGTGGAAGCTCCGCGAGCTGATCGAGGCAGCGGGTACTAAGGTTCCTAGCAAGGTTGTGCAGATTGACCCCGAAAAATATGTTGGTAAGAAGATCAACGTTGAGCTTGAGGATGACACGTTCTACGACAAGTTGAGGTCGCGTGTGGCGCGTGTGGCCCAGTTCGCTGAGGTCGAGCCCAAGGCTGATGGAGTCAAGCAGGACGTCGAAGACGACTTCGGAGAGTTCGACGACATTCTCTGACATAGTCTGGGGCAGGGACAGGAGCCCTGCCCTGGGCATGCTAGAGAGTACGTTCTCAAGACAGGTACAGAAGTATATAGAGGGTAGAGGTTGGTGGGTTGTCAAATACCACGCCAGCCAGTACACTAAGAAAGGCATCCCAGACCTGATAGCCTGCTTCAGAGGTAGGTTCGTAGGTCTGGAGCTTAAAACAGGCTCATCTTTGAGCCAGTGGCAAATTCGAGTTGGGGCTGATATCATGTCAGCCGGAGGGTATTGGGCATGCATAACCCCCAATACCTACCATGAAGAGATAGCTAGGGTTGAGGATGAGATTCTTCGAGACAATCTGGGAGGGTTGTGATGGGTATTTTTTCATCTGTGGGATCACGTGGCCGGGTCAGGCTTTCAACCCGGGCAAAGCCTTTAGGGTTGTGGACCAACTTGACGAAGCGAAACGCTACGTGCGGGATCTCGTTGAAGCTGGGCAGGATGTATATTTCACTCCCGGTCTTTTCTCTAAGCCGGAAAGGAAAGCGGAGTACCTCAAGCCGGGCCCGCTGATCTGGTCTGATGTAGACGATGGCCACACAGAGGGCACTAACCCCCTAGCTGTGTGGACTAGTAGTCCAGGGCACACACAGGCTATCTGGCGTCTGACTGGGACTGTGCCCCAGCCTGATCAGGACAGCCTGTCTAGGGCTGTCAGCCACGTGCTTGGCTGCGACCCTGGAGGCTGGGACGCTACTCAGCTACTCAGGGTGCCGGGCACCCCGTCGCACAAGCGCGGCTGTACGGTGGGTAGACCTACGTACGGGACCACACAAACTCCTGGTGAGCTAGCCTCCGCAGTGTACCGTACACTGGACGGCAGCTCACCGTCTATAGCAGGCCAGCTGCGTGCTAGTAAAGCCCTTGGTGATAGGTCGACTCAGCTGTATGCAGCTATAGCTAGTATGCTGGAGTGTGGGGTTGAGCCGGAGTTTATACCAGGCCTGATCCGTCACACTCCCCTCAATAAGTGGGGCAGCATCAGTAAGCTCAAAGCAGAGGTCTCTAGAGTCTCTAGTAAGCTAGATCACACACGGTCTGAAACTGTAGCTCTGGAGATAGTTGAAGATTCACCTAGAGAGCCTTTGCTCAAGATCAGACCTATAGCTGAGCTAGTAGGGGTGCCTGAGCCACGGTGGCGTATAGACGGCCTGATAGAGGAGGGTGGGTGTGGCTTCATAGCTGCACCACCTAAGCACTACAAGTCGTGGATAATGCTCGATATGGCTATTAGCCTGTCTCTGGGGCAGCCCGTGCTAGGGTATGCTAGATCACACCAGGCACCCTGCCTCATCATCGAGGCAGAGGACAGCCTATCGCGCGTGTGGTCTCGCGTACAGACTATCCTCCAGTGTCGCTTCCCCCACCATGACCCTCGAGGGTACATAACCTGCAAGTCTGGCGTGCTGGAGCTGAACCCTCCTGCATCAGACATACCACTCTATATAGCAGGCAGGCCCACACAGGGCCTGTCACCAGAGCTAGCCGAGGAGATAGGCGAGACCGTAGAGTCTATGGGCATCGGCCTGGTGTGCTATGACACTCTATCCATGCTGACCACTGAGTCGATCAATGACTCACAGGCTATGTACGGACAGATACTCCAGCCCATCAAGGCTGTAGCTCAGGCTACAGGGTGTGCTCAGCTTATAGTGCACCACACACGTAAGGCGAGCAAGGATTTGCCGTCCAGTGGAGGTGCAGCACTTGCAGGTAGTGTGGCCTTGCACGCGTGGTCTGACAACAGCTTGTACATAACGCGTCAAGCTGAGTCATTGAGTATTCAAGTAGAAACTAAGTCAGGGTCGCAGGACCTCGTCGTCACCGGGCTAGACACGCCGGGAGAGTGGCAGCCTGAAGTTGTGCAATCCCTCTAGAGTGTGTTAAGGTAGATTCATGATCGAAACACAGGGAACCATTAAGGTAGAGACAGTCGAGAACTTCTACGGAGCTAGCGTCGAGGCACTCATTAAGTGTGGCTACCTCTACACCAGTGAGCTGGGAGACATCTACTGGGATGCCTCACAGCACACTCCAGTCAATGCAGTCTTTCTCGTAGTGGAGCGGTGAACAATGTTTACTATCCAAGAGCTTCGTGATGTAGCGGCCACACCAGGCCATCTTAAAGTACTCGACAAGCTGACCGAGTGGGGCTATGACGAACTGATAGACGACTTCATGTGGGAGTGGGAACTGTGGGTATGCCCCCGCTACTGGGCAGTGCAGTACTGCCAGCGCGCAGCAGATAGGTACCTGCCCTGTGGTGAGGAGCTCTACGACCATATGGGCGAGAGCATTGATGACAGCCTCGTTGGTGAGCTACTCGTCAACTCAGTACGAGCTCTCATGAAGCGAGCTGAGTGGGTTCTTGACTCTCACTCAGCCACTGTGCTAGAGTCAGAGGCGTTCAAGATGATCCCTAGGGATCTGACACTAAAAGAGACAATCACAAAACTGAGGGCTATACCCGGAGTAGAACGCTCACCGTTGGTATACCTGCTAGATGATATGGAGAACACACTATGCTAGGATTCAAGCGAGACCCCGAGTACGTAGCCGAGCATGGTATCGACCCTGCTGAGTTGCATGATCACGTGCTCAACGTCTATGGTGAGGACCTCAGCGAGGCCACACTCAAGCACATGGTTGAAGACATTGAGCATGCCGCCCAAGACAAGATCACTTGGGACGGTGTGGACATCCCTGACTACCTAGCCGCGTACTATGATGAACTCGATACACACATGGAAGACCTCGACTCGATTGGAGACATGCTATGGTGATTGATCCTGAAGCAATGGCAGCACAGCTGCGCTACTACTACCCCCACACCACGCAAGAGCAACGCCTTGCGTGTGGCCAAGATATCGCTCAGGTCTCAGGGCTGTACTGCTGGCCACCAGAACGCATCATCAAGCGCATCATCAAGAAACATCTAGGAGACAAGAAGTGAGCACGTCCACAAGACTTGCACATAATGCACTCCTGGAAGCCCAGAAGGTAGCGTGTAAGCCTTGGCATGATCATCGGAAGTCTTCTCAGTGAGCGTTGGTAGCCTATGACCCTAGAAAACAAATAACCCCCTACCTAAACAGGTAGGGGGTTATTTTATGTTAGGCAGTCACCTCAGGAGCCTCAGCACGACGAGGGATAGTAGTGTCCAACGTGTTCTTCTGCTCCACGGTAGGGGATGCAAGCTTAGCTGCATCATAGAGGCCACACGCACCGAGACCCATCAGCAGGTACTTAGCGGCAGCCTGGTAGACAGGATCACCTCCAAGGAAGGTCTGAGCAAGTCCCAGAGCAACGGACAAGATCACGGTGACCGGCATAGCAGCTTTGGCCGGCAGACCGAGGCGCTTCAGAAGCTCGACGATAGCGAGCATAGCCGGTACAGTGGCGAGCGTAGTAATATCCATGTGTCTCCTAACTACAGTATCCCTGGGGCTCTCTCAGGGATGATGTACATATTCTCTTCCCAGGCGATGTCCTTGTGCCACATCACCCCGAAATTTTGATTCACACCACACTGCACAGCGAAGTGCAAGCGGGTATTGTAGGGTGAGAACTCAGTGTCTAGATGCCTCACCATTTTGCCGTCCACAAACCACCGTACGCAATCAGGGTAGATACGTACCCCATACTTGTGCCACTGGCGTGTGTCGAGGTCGATGACCTGAGGCCAGTGCTGCGGAGAGCGGTCCATAGGCGAGGGCCAGTGGAGATTCAGCTGAGTCTTAGTCTTGTCAGACTGAGTCTCCATGAAGTTGATCTCGCCCTCAGGCCACTTTGTGTCATCCTCAGGCCACAGCATAGCTACCATTTCAGTGGTCCAGGACGGTGGGTTCTTGACCCACATGGACCAGTAGCCCTCGCCCTTGACGTTGTAGAGGGATGCCCATGAACCACACCGCAGTGAGTTATGCAGAGCAGTCTCGTGTGTGGCCCCTGCCTCCACATACATAAGGTAGGCCGGCCTGTCGAACTGCATCTTCAACTCGAAGGTGCGGCCGTCAGGTAGGAGCTTAGTCATGGCCGGATCAAAGCGACCTAGAGTACCGTGCTCAGGACGCTGTATGCCCCACCCACCGTATGACCTATAGTCATACAGCGGTTTCTTTTTCAAATAGTCTTTCATTGGGGAGAGTCCCCTAGTAGCATCTACCGGGGGACCACACCTCCTTTCAGGCTATCAGGCATTGACACCCGGATCCCGAGGAGCCAGGCCTCGCACCAGATCAGACAGCACAGAGATAGAGTTACGCAGCTCCTCCATCTGAGCCTGCACCGCAGTGATCCTCGTCTTAGCGTCAGCGATCTCCTGGCGGATCACAACCTGCCCTCGGCTATCAGCAGATGGATCGCCTGGCCGGGTGATAGGCGCAGTCTGAGTAGCAGCTTGGTGGGCGTAGTAGGCAGCAGTCTGGCACGCAGCCTGCATACGGCCGAGATACGCTCCGAACGTCTCGTTACCCCAGTTGAGTCCGCCAACGCCTTCACGTACAGCCTGAATCAGTTCGCTCTTGTCCAATGTTGATCCTTCCTCGTTTGTCTTGAATCCACCCAGGATAGCCTCCATCATTCCTATACCCTGGGCACATGTAACCCACTTAGCAGGGGCAGGGTGATTGTCGCTAGCCTTACGGCCTCGGTAGCCTAGGCCGTTGTACCCAACATGAGCAGCAACAACCTGATACTGGCAGGCAGTATCAGAACTACCACCAGAATCACAAGCCACGTGGTCATGGGGTTCGAAACCCTGACTCCTATACCTAGCCCAAGCCACACCTCCGAACCTACGTGACTCAGCTACCAGAATCTCGTTCTGCTTAGACGTAAGGTGCCAGTTTTGGAAGTCGAATGCCCAGCCGTCGCTGTGCGTTCCTGCACTCGCAGCTGCACCTCCTTTAGCCTGGATCAGGATAATCGAGATATCCGGGTGATACTTAGCCATATAGCGCTTGAATAGCTTGTACCACTTAGCAGGTATCTCAGCAGCGTAAGCTTCCTGACCATTGTATTTAGGGCCCACAGACACGTATCCCATTTAACCCTCCTTCCTTGTCTCCACGGCCAGGATGCGCTGACCGTGTTCCTCCAACCTGGAAGTCAACATACGCTCCGAATTCGATACTCGTTCATTGAGCTGGCTCAAATTCGTATTAAACCGGCCAATCTCTTTATCGTGCCGGTTCAGTACCCCCTTAATTTCCGCCGTTGTAGACGACAGAATCTCTAAATCGGTGTTAGTCTTGTCAGCTTGATTAAGTAGAATATTCAACTTATCCTGAACAGTGTTGCCTTCGGCATCAGTTTTGTCATAAACTAGTGCTTCAGTATCAGCTTTCAGGTCAGCAGTAAGGTCCTTTATCCTCTTAAGCGACCCCGACATAGCCTTATATACTTTTACGCCGCTGTAACCAACCGCTAAAATACCCGCCAGGATAGCCCCGATAAGGCTACCCATAGTCTCAGGGCTCAACTTATCACCTCAACCACAGTACAACAGCGGACACGAAACACCGTCCGCCTCTATTAGAACTACCGCTATAGAGCTTAGCTTGGCAATTAACCTCAATCCCCCCTTCTCGTTCGTCCGGTACAGTGAAGAATGGCCACGATATATTCGACGGGATAGCAGATGAGCCTAGGAAAGACAGAAAATCAGGGCTGTACTGGCCCCTGCACTCGACTCGGCCCCAGCATGCAGGGGTGCCAGCGTTAGCGTCATAGTTAGGCATGATGGAACCACCCGCTATGACCAGTGCTTTAGTCGCCCATGAAGGGGCCACAACGAACGTAGACACCCCTGTGGTCCAGCTAGTCACCGGAGACCAGTCAAGATTACGGGAATTACCAGCATCAACACTGATCTGAGACTTGAGTGCCTTGTCACCAATCAGACCTTCGGCGATCTCTAGGGTGCCGTCGAACTTCGCGTGCCCCTTAACGTGGAAAAGAGACCGGTTATAGACCGCCCCTTCCCCTCCGATAGTGGCTGTAAGCTCATTAATACGACTCTCGAGACCCTCTAGGCGGTTAACAACCTCACGAATACCCTGATCATTAGACGGCCTATCGACCGTTGTTGGGTCGAAACTCATCAATCCTCCAATGAAAGCATCGGTTTAATCTTAGTGATCTCACCAGATACAGGGTCAGGGTCACATACCCACCCGATAACCCTGGCTTTACCTTTGAATTGCAGCTCAGGGTTACTAAGATTAGTCATATCAACATCAACATAGTCGCCTAGAACGAAGTCCCGGCCTGGCATAAAGTGGTCCAAAGTCGTCTCCACACTGATTGATGTCAGGCCGTACTGCTGGCTATCCTTAGCTGCATACAAGTACTGGTTCAAAACGGCCTCATCAACTGACCCCGTGTCAGGTGACCACCGTCTCTCAAGCTCAAGCCACCCGTACTGCAAGACCTGTCCGTTAGAGGTAACTACCTCCTTGCGCTCATCCCCAGACCTGTTAGACACTGCACGCCAGATAGTGGCGCCCTTACCGTCAGAGCAGTCCTCGACCTGCTGCCAGGACCCTTTAGACAGCACCGCGGCCCCAGCAGTGTCCTTGCCTACACCGCCTAGACGGTACGCTGTGTGGACCACAATGCCAAGATGGCCATTAGCGTGCAGTTCCCAGCTAGTAGCGAACTCGGCACCATGCTTAGTCTTCATCAAATTCTGGAGACCAGCAAGGCATGTCATATCCTGGTCAGCACGGTACGTCCTGTCACCCCAGTCAAGGGTGGGATCCTCGTCTAGACGCCCGTTAAACTGAGATACCAGACGGTCAAGGCCTATGCCTCTAGCAATAGTCGTATACCGCTGATCCCTGAAAGCCAGCTCAGGGATAAAGTTACGCTTCAGCCACTCCTCAGCAGGCTGGAGTGTGAGCTCCATAGCCTCATCTGACCCGTATGAGCGTTTCTCTACCCAGCCAGCCCACAGAACGAGGTTATCCTCAATGGCTGCAAGGACAGCGCGCATGGGCTGGGTGCCATCACGCCAGTTAACAGGCCACCTATCACAGACGGGGAGACTCACAGTCACGGAATCTCCCCGCCCGATGATGGATGACAGGCTTGACTTCACAGATAGTCCAGGCAGCTCGGTGAGTGGCCTGCCGTCAAGAGCGGCAAATGAATGCCATGTGATCATTAGCCGTTCTCAATCGCGATCCAGTCGAAGTCACAACCCCGACCATTCTTCACGAACATTTGAAATTGTGTCGCAGTGACATTATATGGTTTAGGTGTATCCCAAGTAAAGTCACCTGAAGCAGACCTAACCGAGGCCACAACACGAGGTGCACTTGAGAAACGCCCAGGCGGGAACTGGATAGTGAACACTGCCGGACCAGCAGAGCTAGCCGTCACCGTACCCGACGCGATAGCAGGGATACGGGGAAGAGTAACCTGAGGAATCACAGTATCCTCACGCCATGCTGACCCAGTCCACAACATCACCTTGTTGGTGTCCAACTCGTAGATGCGCTGACCCTTCTGAAGGAACCACGTTGTGGGCCGGCTATTCGAATAGCACGGGATAGTGCCACCAACCGCGCAAGTATACTGCCTAGCATCATAAAGCGTAGGGCTACCAGTAGTAGACACAATGACACGTGCTATAAGCAGGACGCCAGACGGAGTAGCTGGCGTGGGGAAGCTAGCTGAAGCTGTACCCTTAATCAATTCGAATGAAGCCTGGTACTTACCACTACCGTCCACAGTACCGTCATATACCTTAAGCACCAGAATATCAGTGCGAGGGTACGACGTGTCCTTGGCATACAGCGGCAAACTAACATCATCGACGTTAGACACCCTGTAGCTACCGTTATTAGAGGCCACAGGCGTCACAATCGCGGTACCTGAACTAACACGTATCTGGCTGCCACTCAGGCTAGGCGTCATACCAGACGTAACCCCTGGCCTGCACGCCAGAGGGTGGGTGTCGTGGACCATAGTAGAGCCCACATCAAGCCGCCTAAACTCCGCGGCGTTAATAGATACATTGCCACCAATAGGCAGCACTCCATCAAGAGCCATTAGATTGTCACCTGTCTTACAACAACATCAAGATAAGCAGTAGGGGAATACACGTCAGAGCGGAATCCAATAGTCAATTCCCCTCGATCCAGTGTGGGCCATTCCCTAATAGTAGGAGCAGCAGAAGATTGCCCCTGCCTAAGCGATGTGCGGTTAGTCAAATCAATGTCCAACCACTCGTCTTGCTGTAGGGTAAAGTCCCACCGCAAGCGTCCAGCTCCACCAGGGCCAGAAAATACCACAGACGGTATTTGTACGTACCCATAAAGCTTAAGACTAACCCGGTTGTGGTACCCAGAGCTTACCGTAACTGACCCATAATTACCCGACTCCAAGAAAGAGATAGGATACTTGATCGGGAACTTAACACCGCCCGTAAGATTGGGTAGATACAACCGATGCTTAGCCGTATACTGGTCATCGATCTGGCCATCAGGAGTCTGACCTCCACGCCACCACACAGGGTCAGGGGCAATCAGCGTAGCCCCCCACTCGAATGCTGACCCGTTAGCTAGGAACGTTATATCGAGTGCACTATCCCGGGCCACATACATGGTCTTCGGGCCACGAGGCGTATTAACAGTCAGGGGTGAGGTATTAATATCCGCAATACTCAGTAGGGTCTCCATAGCTTCCTCAGCATCATCTAGAGACTGTCCTACATAATAGCCCTTGATAGCCCCAGACTTAGCTCCATGAAAGGCTTTAGTACGCCATGTACCGTCATAGCCCACACGCGGGCCACTTTGCGCAACGGCAGGGGCTGAGCCGAAGAGCTTGCACTCACTCACAACCCAGTCCCCGCCATTGATCACGTGGCCATTCCACGTGACTTCTTTCACATCAATCTCCTAAGCTGCCTTGCGACTTCCTCAGCAGTAGCGTACGGGTCGCTGCTATAGGCATTGACATTGACCCTGCTGGTGTTACCTCCAGCATTAGCTCCTGCATAAGCAGGTTGAACGCCATTCAAATTGGTACTGAAGTTATCCCTAAAGTCTCCCATGACGCTCTTAGCTGAATCAAGCAGGTAAGGTTGCTCATTCTTGAGGCTATCAGCGAAGTCCCTAATGATCGCTTTACCAGAATGAGTCACGTAACCTTTACCAGAGAAAGGCCCCCACTTAGCAGGAGAGAAAGGCCACAGACCACGCAACCAATCCATACCCTGCTTAACCCAGCCCACAAGTGAATTCCACGCCCCCTGGATACCTCGCAAGAAGCCATCCACGAGAGCTCCACCGGACCTAACCAGCAAGCTACCTAGGTCACCCAGAGCCCCAGTGATTTTACCTGGCAGTGAGCGCGCGAATTCAGCAACCTGGCCGCCAAGCTCCTGGGCTTTCCTCAGGAATCCACTCCATGCCTCAGAAGCTTTCTGTGGAAGACTTGATGCCAGTGACGCTATACCACCAATGATCTTGCCTGGCAGTTGCTTAACCCACTCAATAATCTCGCCACCCTTGCGGACCATGCTCTGGAAGAAACCGCCAAACCACTCGGCAGCTTTACCAGCAAGCTGACCCAGACCAGCGAGCCATTCAAGTACCTTGCCGGGAAGAGACATCAGCCACTCGCCCACAGACGCCAGCCATCCTGGAATGTACCCCAGGAACTGTACGAAGCCCACAATCAGGCCAGCGAAGATACCTATAGAGAAGCCCACAATCATCAAGGTAACCTCGCCAAGTGCAGCAAGGCCATCTAGGATCATCTGAGGCAGGCCAGCAAAGAATTCAGCTATCTGCTGCCCAGCCCCAGCTAGACCTTCCATAAACCACTGACCAATACCTGTGGCGAACTCCGTCAGGCCCCTGACGAAGTCATTCCACAGTGTCCCAGCGCCTTCCACAGTAGCGTTCCACACACCGCCAATGAAGTCACTGACAGCCTGCCAGTTGGTAATCAGGAGGACAAGCCCAGCAGCAAGAGCGGCTATACCAACCACAATCCATGTGATAGGGCTGGCAAGAAGAGCTGCCGTAGACGCCCAGATACCAGCTACCCAAGTAACGAAGGCGGGGATCAAGATACCAGCAATAGCCGCGCCCAGAGCTCCAAACGCCCAGGTATTCTCTTTCAGCCAGTTACCTATATCCTGAAGAGTAGGAGCCATAGCTGACAAGACATCAGCCAAGGTGCTGAACACCGCTGAGCCCAGTGGCTCCAAGGCGAGCTGAGCATTATTCTGAACAATCTGCCACTTCTCAGCGAAGTCAGAAGTCTCACCTGCCACACCGAGAATAGTGTCGTCAGTAGCGCCGATGGACTTCATCATGTCCTCAGCGCCGATTTTGCCCTGCTTCAGAGCCTCCACAAACTGGGTTGCACCTTTAGTGCCGAACAGCTTACTAGCCAGTTTAAGAGCGGCAGCTTCATTGCCTGACTGGATATAGCTACCGATCTCTCCGGTAACCCGCTTAAATGCTTCCTTGGGCTCCTCGCCGGACTTAGCCAGCGTGGTCAAGCCCTTAGTCATGGAGGTCATAATCTGGCTTGAATTCAAACCGGCCTTATCAAAGGCACCAATCATCGCTGCTGTGTCTTGGAACCCGAATCCAAGAGCCTTCATTGTAGGCGCAGCTTGGGCAGTTTTCTGAGCCAGGTCATTGAAGCCTAAACCAGTAGCCTGACTGACCCTGAACAGATCATCCATAGCTCCAGGGATTTGTTTAGCCTCAAGACCGAAAGCACTAAACGCTGCTGTAGTCTTGCTGATATCCACATCCTGACCCAGCAACCGGCCAGCCTCAAGAACCTGCTTAGCCACAGTCTCGAGGTCCTCACCAGTTAGACCAAGCCTGGTATTAAGGTCAGCGACGACAGGAGCTATCTTGGAGAACTCAGCTGGCGTAGTAGAGCCCACACGCTTAGCAACATCAACTAGACCATCGAGAGCCTCGCCCGTGGCGCCCGTACCCGTGCGGATAGTATCAGTGACCTCATCGAAAGTCTCGCCAACTTTGTAGAGAGCGGCGCCAATACCAGCGGCCACACCTGCACCGAGGGCTGCAAGAGAGCTACCTTTAAGCCCTTCAGCCAACCTAGTAGATAACCTAGCCCCGCCTTCTTTGCCAGCCTTATCGGAGCCCTCGTTTACAGCACCAGTAATCTCTCCAACGATAGCTTCCTTGTTGCCTTTCATCGAAGGCACTAGCTGATAGTAACCTGTAGCTAGCTCAACAGAAGCCATTAACTATCCCACCAATCATCAAACTCACTTAGAGGGATGGGATCATACCCAAATGCACGTTCGTCATCCCTAACTTCATTAGGCCGCCTTATGGGCTTAGGCGGAGGCTCACTAGACCTGCCAGACCGCTGCCAGTTAGCCCCTGCTAAGACGTCATAGATATTCGCTAACATGTAGCCGTCTGTGGTCCACACATACCCGAGATCCTTAGCTAGTGGGCCTCCTGGCTCAGCATGGCTGACTATAGCCTGGAGGTCCCGCCAGGTCAGCTCATCTGTGCCAACCTGACGGGACCTCAAACCTAGCCCAATGAGCTCACGCTCCAGGGCTAGTGGGTGATTATGCCAAACACCCACTAGCCCTACTATTCCCCCATACTAATTTCGGAATGCTCTTTCCACGCCTCCATCAGCGCCATGAACATGTCGTCATCGAGCTTATCTGTAATGCCCGGAGCGTAGTGCTCAAGCAAATCAAGCTGGAAGTCGAGCAAGTCCGAAGCCTGCTTGCTAGTAGGTTTCTTACCTCGCTCCTGCTGAGCCTGGATAGCCCCAGCCAGATCACCCATACGCTTACGGATACCCACAGGCAGCTTCTGGAGGGAGGGCAACTCGTGAGTAACTTTGGACCCCGGCATACGGAACTTGAAATTGTCCGTAGCCTTAGGTCCGTCAAGCTGAAAGACCTTGCTCACGCCCCAGTCACCCCATCATCAGTGGCGATGTACAGCGAGTTACCCTGAGCATCAGGGTAGCAAGTCAGGGTCACAGGCAACTTGATAGCGTCACTAGCAGCGAACGTGATGTCGTCAGCCTCAGTGATCTGACCGTCAGGCACCCAGATGATGATCTTAGCGTCACCATCCTTCATGCGGAAGCACCAGGTCTTGTGAGGCAGCTCATCAGCGCGAAGCTTCATCAACAGGCGAGTACCCTGCGAAGTCGTCTTCGGGGTGACCGTGACGTTGCTCTCACCAAAGAAGTTCTTCGCCGAGCCCTCTGAAACCTCAAGGTGAGACCACTTAATGGAACCCGAGAACTCACTCAGGATCTTCTTAACCACAGACTGAGACCAGTCTTTGATGTCGTTAGTTGAACGCTTAACCGACAGAGTTAGACCAGCGTCACTAACATACCCCGAGTCAGTCATCTTAAGGTCACCCAGATTGAGATTGTACAGATCACTAGGAAGAGTAGTAACCAGAGTAGTAGTCGATAGGATAGCCCCCGTCACTGCCTGATCCGGACGCCCTGCAAGTACGTTCTTATTATTAACAGCCATTAATTAACTCCTGCTAGAATTACGCGAAATGTAAAAGTATATCGAGATATCCCTGACCCACCAGATGACTGCCCTGGATCAGGATCATGATAAGGATAGGCCACAATGTCTATCTTATGGCAAGGGTATTTACCCATATGCCCGTAGTAGGGGCGCTCTTCAACCCAGTTAAGACATTTAGCTGCCAGGTCGAAAGCGAACTGCATATCAGTATTGTCTTTGCCCCAGCACGTCACCGTCAACTGATGGCGAGTCCTACGGGGGTCCAAGCGCGAGCCAGAACTAGTAGCCTTAACCACACACTGACGTTCACCTAGATGCAGTGCCTGACCCCTGACAGGTACTCCCTGTAGGTGAGCCCTCAGCCCCATAATCAACGCGGTCTCAGCGTCAGGGAATTCAGCTACAAAATTACCCATGAGTGTAACTCCCAAACGCGCTAGTCAGAGTCTTATCGTCAGCCTCTGACTTAGCCCCATAAAAGCTAGCCGGCCTCACCGTAGCCCTAGCTCGAGTCTGGCCCACATATCCCGACCACTCGAAGGCATCATCGCGGCCAGCATTGTCATTAGCCTGGTCACATATCTTCTGGGCCATATCGTTCAATACCCCAGCTACCTCATCAGACTTAAGCATTGCCTGGAAACCCTCGTCATGGAACTCGAGCTTCTCAAGCATCAGTCCACCGCCACAAGCTTAATCACCTGGTGGCTCAGGCCGAGGTAATCATAAGACCACACACCGGGAACCCCTGAGACTCTATACACAGGCGTAGTCTTGTTAAACCATTCTCCCGGCGTACCTTTGTGGTCCCAACTCAGGATGACAAGATCTTTAGCCTGTACGGATGCAGTCAGTGGAGCGTACACCGTGTACGTCCACTGACCATCACCCTGCCTATCCCCAGCTAGCTCAGTAGCACTAGGTTGCTGAATAGAACAGCCTTGGATAGTGAATTCCTTAGCTACCTGATCCTGAGTCAGGTTACCGCGGTCATCATACCTATCCTGCAAGCGAGCCACCCAGATATAACCATTAGTCAGAAAAGGAAAGCTCAAGGGCGATACACCAACCTAAAGCCATCGAGTGCCCGCTTAGCATAAGCGCTCAATCGAATACCCCCACCAGGAACCTCAAACGTACTCGATACTGAACCCACAGCTGCCTGGTTAATACCTACAGGAGCAGTCATAGAAGCTACAATAATCGACGCCATAACAACCTCCACAGTAGCAGGCAGCTCACTATAGCCATGAGTCATAGTAGCCTGTATAGCCCCCATAGCAGCAGGCAGTGGATCACTCAGCCTACACATACCGGCTTCAGACCATTCCTGGACCACACGCTCGTTACCGAGGTATTCGATCGTGGGCTCATCCTGAAGCATCAACGTGGGAAGCTTAATAAACCGCCCACCCTTATGATCTACCCTCTTAGTCTCAGTAATAAGCGGGTAGATATGCCATTCGCAGAATTCCCTAATAAGTCCGGAAGCCTGCCTAATAAGAATAGGGGTAAGGGGGTCATCCTTTTTGATGACCCCCTTACTTAGGGCTTCCAGAGTATCAGCCCCAATAAGATCCACTGTCAGACCTTGAGAGAAACCTTGCAGAAAGCTTTCGGCTGAGTCACGGTCAGCAGCTCACGGATCTCCATACGGACCACAGTCACGTCAGACACAAACAGGTCAGCATGAGAATTCGTGGCCTCGATCCTGACGCCACCTTTGCGCACCAGCATACCACCGGCCTTGAACGCACCGACCAGTGCAGTGCCCTTAGCAATACGCGGGGAGATAACTGTGTTCAGACCCCACAGGCTAGGCACAACCTGCACCTGGCCGTTACCGTAAGCACCGGTGAAAGCACCGCCACCGAAGTACTGGCCGTTGCTGTCCTTAGCCAGACGCTGAGCAGCGTAATCCTCAGGGTTGATCACGATAGCGTCAGCAGGGAAGCCGCTCTCCTGAAGAACAGCCATAGCGCCCTTCAGAATCGCCTCGCCAAACTCAGCAGTGGTGGCGGTCTTATCAAGCTCACGGGAGAGAATACCACTCTTAGTCAGCACGCCCTGGAGCTGACCATTCTGACCAGAACCATTCAGAATCTGGTTCTCTTCGGCGACAGCAATACGGTACACGCCACGCTGGTTAATGTGCGAGGCCATCCAGGCATGATCCTCAAGCATTTCATCAGAGAACGCCAGGATACCGGTAATCTTCTTCAGAGCCTCGATGTTCGTCTTAGGGTTAACGAAGTGGATGTTGTTCTTCTTAGCGCCCTGGGAAGTCGGGCCAGCGTCACCCTCAACAGCGCTGTCCTCAAGCCAGGCCACAGCAGCACTATCGGTGTTACCCTGAGCGAACAGGTCACCGACGTACAGCGGGGGCTGAGCGTAGTGCGCAGCCTTGTCATAATCGGTGTCAAACCCGACCAAGCCATCCCAAGTCAGGTGCCAATCCTCAGCTCCCTTAAACTCGGGGCCATTCACCGAGAAATTGTCACGCCCTTTAACCCGAGCAAGCTCAGGACCGAAGTGCTTAACGAAGTGTGCACCCAGGGACTTAGCCTCACCAGCAACAGCCACAGAATTTCCTTTCAATTCGCTAATAGCGTCCCCATTACTTTCGAAGGACTTAATCTTGGCCACAGTGGCCTTGTACTCTCCCACCAGAGACTCGGTGTCTTTACCCACAACACCGGACTCCTCAACGGCCTTCAGCCGTCCCTTGATCTCAGCTGCCTTAACTCGCAGCTCCTCAATCCCGCTCACGCAAACAACCCCTTAATCTCAGATAGAATAGACTTAGCCTGATCATCAGCAGGCTTATCAGCCGGCTTATCCTCAGGCTTGTCTTCCTCGTCGAAATACTCATCGAGCTTGGACTCAAGCGCTTCGATAATCGGCTTGACCACAAGCTCAGCAATCTCTTCAGGCGTCATTCCTTCTGCCTCTTTCTTAGATTTGACATCAGTAATAGCTGCCTCAGGATTAGCTGGGGCAGGGACCACAGACACCTCAAGCAGCGACACCCTCTTAATGTAAGTCTTGCCGTCCTTGTGATCTGCGTCATTAACGTAGAAGCCGAACGACATACGGTCAATTCGGCCCTCTTTCAAAAGCTTATATACGATAGGGCCATTACCCGGCCCTTCAGAATCAACCACACACCTGACAAGCAGTCCAGTGTCATCTTCCTCAGCAGACTCAACATACCCGATGTTATTCTCAGGGTTAGTCAGGTCATGCCCATAGAAGACAGGTATCTTACGGCCTTCCCATTCTTTAAGGGTATCGGAGAAAGCGCCTTTCTCCATGACCTCACCATAAGAATCAACATTACCGAATACTGAGGCATACCCTACGAAATAGCCTGACCCAGATTCTTCGGACTCTTCTGCTTTAATCTTAAACGACTTAGTCTTTATAACTAACTCCAATCAATTGAGGTTGTGCAATTACAGTGAGCTACCTCAGCAGGATCATCGTCATCGCCAGGATACTTCATGCCATTAGAGAACTCTTCGTCCAAGCCCACACGCTCGCCGTCCATAGCAGCATGGCTATCTCGCGCATTAGGTCCTGTGTGCCACGTCTTGGTGGCTGCGCCAGACTGCCTACCGGCCTCCTGTGTGGCCCAGCCCATAGCCCACGTAACCATTGACCCTGCCATACCCAGAGCTGACTCTTTCAGCCAGTGTTCAACAGGCTCGACAGTGTCAGGAGGATCATCGCCATCCATGGCCTCTTCCCACTCAGCCTGTTCGTCCTCTAGGTCCTCCAGGCTATCCACGATACCCTGAGAGATTCGCTTAGCTCGCTTCTTCAGATATGACTTAGTAGATCCTCTGTCATAGTCCTCGTCACGGCCCTCAAGCAGCTTGTTGCCTACCTCGCTGGTCAGCCCTAGATCAAGGTCAAGCAGGTCCTCAGCTAGTGACTCATCAGCTGAAGCTTTAACCTTCAACCGCCCTGCTTTGTACAACCTCTTACGGGCATGAGCCTCAAGCACTGTGGTGTAGCGCTTGACCCACGACCGACGGTCAACACGTAGCCCGCGTGACTTAACCCTTACCTCACCTGAGTTCTGGCTATACCCTGCTGGATCCGCACTCACATTCAACGGGGTGATAAGATCATCGCCACCATCGATAGCAGGAAGGTTCAACCTAGCCCTAGCTTCATTACGGGTCATGTATGCCGAGCCCACGGCTGACTGGAACCACTGTGCCTGTTGTTCAAAATCAGCCTGGAGTTTCTCAGCTACATTGAATTCGATATAGCTACCTTTAGCCCCACCCATAATAGGAATAAGGAATGCATTAAGAGTAGATTCTATTTCCGCAATAAGCGGACCTAGAGTATCCCCATAAAGCATTTTACGGAATTCTCGGACATTGCTGTAGTTAGCATTATCGAGAATACCAACCATTGTGGGATTAACATGGAACGCATTAGCTACTGTCGAATAAGCAAGCTTAACGCCTTCAATGTACTGCTGATCAGTAGCGCTGAAGTCCACACGATTAAGAGTCATCCCATCCTCAAGGATGGGAGTGCCCCCAGCGCGCTTACCCGACCCAGTATATTTCTCGTACCAGTCCTCACGGAAAGTCTCGCGCTGACTGTCAGTCCACCGAGGAGCATCAACAGGGCGCTGTAGCACAGCGGAGACCTTACCTCCGCGAGCCCACAGCTGCTGACGGTACTTCGATGCTTGAATCTGCTCAGCCAGTACTTCCTTCAAACTGACAATTGTCGCGCTGCACCCACCAGGATCAGTAGGGTGATACCCACCGAAGTAGACCACACGTGAACTGTCCAGAGTCAACTTCTTATCTGACTCGAAGCTAACCTCATGTGTGACCTTACCAAAATTGTCAGACTTAGTCTGAACCCAGCTAGGAGGCAGGCGGTAGACTTCCCAGTTACCGTTCTGGTCCACTACTGGCCACCAGTAGGCCCTATCATAAAGGGCCTTATCCACAACGAGAGCATAGATCAGCTGATACAGAGTCATGCTCTCATTAGCTTTGGCGCCAGAGAGAAACCCGCCAACGGGGGACGAGGTATCCCTCAGCCTGCCCCCATCGCTTTGCTTAACGTAGGAATGTACACCCAGATGAGCGATATTCCTGGCAAGGAATGTAACCACAGTACGCAGGTGTGGTTGAGTCTTGAATAGCTTAGCAGCTGAAACACCGGAAAGGTCGACCAATTCAGTTGGCCCTACCTTATACTGCCGAGGCTCATACGTGGTAATGCCCTGAAGTCGGTTAAAGATGCCAGCCCAGAAACCCACTATTACACCTCCAATTCAATCCTGTAAACAGTATAACACATTTCAAATAGATTCGAGCCCCGACACGCCGTAAGCCGAGACTTTCGTTTTGTGGAATTGCCACACGTTCATTGCCGTTACCAAAGCGGCAACGCCATCTATCTTATCTCGCTTCTTCTGCTTAGCAGGTTTAATATTACCAGCAGGGTCCATAGCAGGACGAATATTATCTATCTGCCACGCCATAAGAGGATTGCCGTCATGCTTAATAGCGCCACCCTGCATAACCAGTCGCTGAATCTCTTTCATAGGACCGGACATAGACACAAAACCTTGGCGTACTTTTTCAAGCCTATACCCATCAGCCTGGAGATCATTAGACACCTGAGTAGCATTCCACGGGTCGAACCCTATGCATTGAATATCGTAATGCTTAGCGTCCTCATCAATCTGGGCTTTAACAAAATCATAATCCGTGACGTTACCCGGAGTAAGCTTAATCAACCCTCGGCTAGCCCACACCGACGCATTACGGTATGTGGCCCTGTCAAGCTCAGGCAGTGCAGCCTCAGGCAGGAAGAAGCGGGGCAGTATCTGGTATGTGCCGTCCTCTGCCGGAAACAGCCACATGAGCGCTGTGAGGTCAGATACCGCTGCAAGGTCAAGCCCGCCGTAGCATTGCCTGCCCTCGATATCCAGCTGGGCCACAGCTCCGCGCATCCAGTCAGCCCTACTGATCCACGACTCATCCAGCCTACCCCTGATACCTAAATGCAGCCTCAGGAATGAGGCTTTAGCCACAGGGTTAGTCTTAGCCTTATCAGCAGCAGACTGCATGAATGCCCGTGACGGAGTTACGGGATATAAGGGATTAGCTTTAGCCCACGTATCCTCAGACCAGGGGTCATCCTCAGGGGAAGCAGACCACACCGCACAAAATGATCGAGGAGCTTCTACAACCCCCTTACATATGTTGTCTACCAGCTCTCGGCGCTGGTCGTACGGCGTGCCCACACTGCCGTCGTCAGCTGTGGTGATCACCATCGTCAGAGGTTGCTCACGAGCGCCGGTACCTGTCTCCATAGCCTCTAGCAGGGACAGAGACTTATGCACGTGCAGCTCATCACAGATAGCCCCGTGCAGGTTAGCACCATGAGCTAGGTCACCTTTCGATGACACTACCTTGATGACGGAGCTTGTCCTATCCTGCTTGATCGAGTTATGCAGTGACCTGATACCAGCTTGCTTAAGCAATGGAGAGTTGTCGACAAGTTGCTTTAGCGGCGTGAAACATGCGCCAGCCTGATCTCTAGACGCCGCACCGATAATGACCTCAGCGCCACCCTCATGATCACCGAAAGCAAGGACCATAGCTAGTGCAGACGCCAGAGTTGACTTAGCTCCTTTACGTGGCATTTCAATATAGGCATCCCTATACAACCTCAGCCATCGCCCTAAAGAATCATCATATACCTGCCAGCCAAATAGCGGGGCCACAATGAAGGCTATCTGGACATTAGTTAGCTTAAGAGGTTTACCTGCCCACCTACCTTTAGTGTGCCTTAATGCAGAAATAACCCGAAGAGCATGATCTACGCTCTTCGGGTTAAATCGAACTTGCATACCGTGGACCACACCTCCAGGATCGGGGCACTTGAGGTGTGGTCCCCTTTCAGGTATATCTAGCTTCCTACTGACTAAATACTCTTTAATTTCATTAGGAATTACATTATTCATCGTATTCTATTCACATAAGGAATGGGTTATCAGTGTCTTTATTCTTACCCGAATTCCTTGCTTTAGGCGTCCATCCAGCTTCTTTCATATAAGCCAGAAAGGCCTGAGATTGTGACCGGAAAATAACCTCAGCTGGGTGTTTCTGCATTCGGTGATTTGGGTTATCTGTGACAAGTACTGAATCAGCCGAAATAACCTCGTTAGAGGCTTTTCGTGCAATAGCGTAATGCCGGCACATAGCCTCAATAAACAGCCCATCCATTTCATCGAGGTTATCAAGAACTCCTTTGGGCATCATACCCACAAGTTCAGACCACACACCTCGAAGAACCTCATTATTGGCGATTCCAGGAGGAATCTCACTAAAACACTCATCCTCGGTCAAAATAACACCTTCTTCCCAAACAGTGAACACTGTTCACTTTAACGATCAACTAACCTGCATTTCACGGAGAGTTACCCCGGCGCAGCTTTTTAATTGAATTTCGTGATTTTCTTGACGCTTCCCTTGTTTTAGCTGCATGACATTCATGACATAATGATTGCAATCGATTTTCGTCTAGAATTGTTAATTCATTCTCAATTGCTTTAATCCCATCTATATGATCAACTTCTGTTGCAATCATTCCGCACAGATTACAGAAAGGATTTTCTTTAATGAATCTGTTCCTAAGTTTCTTCCATTTACGGTAAGTCTTTCCGTCGACATTCTTCCAAACAGTTGGCCGCAATTCCCAACCAGATTTCGTCGGTGTGTGGACCAGGCACAACGCTGTGCCTGGCAAACCTAGCTCTCCGCACCAGCATCGCTCAGGGGCTGAATACGGCATGCTACAAGACCTATCCGGGTTACCTAGGGGGTACCTACTGGGGTATACCCCAGGGGGCTATTCCTGCACCCCCTGGGGTACCTTACCCGAGTACCCCCTGGGGTTCCAATCCAGGGGGGTACTCCAAACCAGTACCCAGGGTATATCTTCTACCCTGGTACCCACCCTAGCAGGTACCCCCTACCATGTCAAATCACCTAGTCCCCGGCGTGTCACCACGCCACTGTCACCGCCACAGTGACCACCCCGCCCTCGACCTCGCTCTCGATCTGGACCACACGTGAGCCATACGTCACCAGGGCCTGCCAGGACGCTCTAGCCTCATATGACTCCACCGGGTAGCCCTCTGCCCCTGCAACTGCCCCTGCCCGAAACCACAGGCGTGTGGTCTCGCTCTGGTCATTGTGGACCATCCCGCAGGGATCTAGCCTGTACCCCACCGGCAGTGCTGGTGCCTCACCCCCTCCAGGAACCTCGACGCATCGCTTAACAATCTCTCGTGGAATCTCCATGCCCGCAGCATAGCACACCCCTCGCCACCATGCAACACCCTCTGAGAGCCCGGCTATCCCGCTTTAGACGGCCTAGAAAGTCCTGGGGGTACTCCAGTGCCCACCTGACCCTGCTAGGCCCTCAGAATCCATCCTACGGCTTCTCAGAGGCATCCCAGCCTCCACTGCCCCTAGCACTAGACCACACACCGCCTCCTGCCCCACTCCCCCGGTCGTCCCCACCCGCCCCCCCCCCGCGGGGGGGGGGGGCCGGGGGGTGCTTCCGGCTCACCACACCCCGATGACGTTCCACCAGATCGGGCCCA